TCTTCGGTCTCGGCTCTATCCCTAAGATCCTTGAAATGATTTGCGCCCTTCGGCGTTCCAATAAAGAGGGCTTTGCCTTGGCGGTCAGCCAGCGCAGGTCGGATGATTTCATTCCAAATCTTCGGGTTCATGTCCCCGACCTCATCGAGGACCA